ATCTATGAGAGCATACGGCAGAAGAGCTATGAAATAGCGATGAAGGGACATCTTTAAAAAATAATAAGGAGAATAAATCAGCATGAAATTTGAAGAGGCTTTTAACATTGTATTTGAAAAAGAAGACAGAAGAGCGAAGGCCAAAGGACTTGGTGGATTCAAGGTTTCTTCAGCAACTGCAAAAACGCTTGCTTTTTTCTGGAACATAATGGCAGTATCGCAAAATGTGCTTGACGATTTTGCTTTTGTTGTTGACAATAACGGAGTATTCGATATTCAATCTATTCCGATTGATATTGAAGTAAAAGGCTCAAAGAAAAAAGGCAAGGATAATAAAACGCCAAAGGTTGATGCCGAGAAAGACGAACCAATAACGGATAATACTGATGGCGAAGAAGAAGAACAAGACGAACAAGAATCAGAGTAATCTTTCCATAACTTCCTCTGCCGCGCCTCTCGACTACAATTCAGCAATACGGGAGGCGCGGTCCGCTATTTCTCATATAGACCGCAAAATACAAAAAAGTGTCCACAAAGGCGTACAGTACGACTGGCTGAATAACGCTAACTTTAACAACCTCATTTACCCGAAAGACAAAATTCCAGACAGGCTCCTGCGGCTTATTGAAAAGAAAAATGGTATTGTGGGTGCGATTATAACACTCCGGATACAACAGGCTTTAGAGTTCGCACGACCGAGTGAGGACCGCGATATACCAGGGTGGGAATTTGCGCTTGTAAAAAAGGGCCAGACAATGACACCAGAGCGCGAAAAGCAGAAGGCGTTCCTCGAAGAGTTTATGTTCAAAACACATGTTCCAAACTACCAGGGGCTTGAGCCGAAGTCCGATTCATTCAAGGACGTTATAATCAAGTACGTGCGGGACCGGATTCTGATTGATAAAGTTGTGTGGGAAGTTGAGCGGGACAGAAAAGGTCAGGCCGTTGCGCTATGGGTTCTTGACGGTGCTACGATTGTTCCGGTACTCCCCGGCGGTTTCTATGGCTCTACTTCGATGTTCAATATCGGCATGACCGGCGGGTATAATAAACTTGGCGAAGAAATCAGGAAGGCGAAAATTGCCGATGTTCCTCCGATTGAAAAGATTGCGTTTGTTCAGGAGTTGCTGTACGGAAGTAGCGGAGGCGGTATCGTTGCCGCATTTGAAAGCGATGATGTTATTTACGATCTTGAAAATGAATTGAATGATATCAGATATTACAAGCAGGGTATGTCAGTTGTCGAAAAGGCGAACATGGCAATTGTCGCTTTTATCAATTCCTTGACGTTCAACAGCAATGGCCTCTCCCGTGGAGCGATACCGAAGATTGCCATTGCGATGGGTAAGGAGTCAGGGTACTCTCCGGAGCAGCTTGAGGACGCTGAAGATGAATGGGCCGCAAATTTTATGGCAATGGACGGTCAGTGGAATATCCCTCTCCTGAATGGTGACGCGAAGGTACTGAACCTGCTCCCGAATAATCGGGACATGGAATATCAAAAATATATGGAATTTACAGGGGCCTTGACCTGCGCGATTATCGGTGCTGATAGTGCTGAAATCGGACTGAGATTGAACCAGGCACAGTCTGTACTTTCCGAAAATCAGGATGCAAAACAGATATTTTCCAAAAGCCGGGGAATAAAAGAGCTGATGACAGGATTCTCTTTTATCGTCAACAGGTTTCTCGATAAAAGCAACTGGCCTTTTGCGAATGATTGGGAATTCCGGTTTAACGGTCTACAGACCATTGATAAGTCCTTTGAGGCCGATTTACGAAAAAAAGATGTAGAAACAATCAAGACAATTGATGAAGTCCGTGCCGAAGTTGACCTTCCCCCGCTCCCGGATGACCAGGGAAAAATAATATTGAATCAAGTGTGGCTGCAAAACAAGCAGGCCGCTGAACAGGCAGCGCAACAGGCAGCTATGGGTGGCATGGGCGGCGAAGAGGATGAGGCCGGTTTCGGCGGGTTTAGCGACGATGACGCGGATGCAATGGCCGATGAGGCGATGAGTGATTTTCAAAAAGCTGTACGACTAATGTAAGGGGTACTTTGAAATGGCAATGACAAGAAAAAATGTAAGAGTGTGTCAGGTAAAATATCTTACCGCGTATTACGATGTGATACTTGCGGTTGACGACCTTGACGAAGTTAATGACATCCTTCAGGAATGGGCATTATGGAAATGGGGCGTTACCCTGGACCTCCCCGAAGCACTCATATACAATAAAGATATCACAGAAGTTCTTACGTCCGTTACTACGGACAATTTTGCGTATGTCAAATCTGCTATTTCTGCGTATATGGAGATACCCCGATATGCTGGTATTTCAGGTACGCTCCCTACGTTTCCCGCTGCTGAAGTCGGTGGCTTGTATGTTATGCCGGAGTGTACAGCTTTTCTGTACTCTGCTGCATCCTTCGGCGGGTTTTTCGGAGAGTACGAAATTGCTGAAAGCAGCTTAACCCTTTCGGCGGGACTTAATTATATCGGTATCAAGTATAACGATGGAGAACCAGAATGGGTGAATTATACCAGTGATTCATATTTTGATTATTCGAGTATTATTCCTGCAATAATCGTCCTGAAAATCGGTACTGCCTTGTATGTGATACCTTACGGTCAAATGGGGTACGGTCTGCCTGAGAAGCTGATTCAGACACAAAAGAACCGTAAGAACTTTGAAATTATCAGCGAGTTTACACTTGGTCATACTACGATGTATGTCAATCTAAGTGCGCTGACAGTAAATACAGGGACCGATGATGTGGACTGTCTCATAATGGATACGGAAGAGGCGGCAAACACTATGATCCAGTATTATCTGGACGGAAGCTCAGAGTGGCAGACCTCAACAATTACGCAGCTTAATAGCACACAATACCAGACCGATGGCAGCGGTTTAGCACTCCTTGCCGGTGACGAATACGTTGTAAATTATGTTTTCAGGGCTGTTGACGGCACTAATAAGCTGCTTTTCATGGTGCTTTCAAATAAATTCGCGTCACTTGCCGCAGCGAAGGAAAGTGAAATGCTCACCGAGCTTCCGGATGTTATCACGAAAACTGCGGTGTGTGTCGGCAGATTTATTCTTGGAAAAGACAGTACAACCCCGGTTATTCAGAAGTCTCAACGGATAGTATGGGGAACAGTAGCGTAACAGGGGGAGGGCAATGCGGTGCAGAATTTGCAGGATGGTTTTATTTTCAAGGCTATTAGTTACCTTTTGGGTATTATCGGTACTGTGCTGCTTTTCTGCGGCGGTCTTATTATATACATATTCCAATCAGATAAGAAACAGAATAGAGCGGAACACAATAAACTGTTTGACAAGTCAGATAGCAACGAAGATAGAATATCCAGAATCGAAGGGCGATTAAAGATGTGAATGAATGGGTTGACAAATATCTTCAGGTAAAAACAATATTTTGCAATCGTTGCGAAGCTGAATGTAATAAAAAACGTAAATTATTCTGTATCGAGCAGTTCTTATATATCGTTGAGTTATGGGAGCTATCAAATGATAATAACGAAAGAAGTTAAACACATAGAAAAGGTAGAGATGCTGTATTCCCTTCACGGCGGGAAGCTGGAGGACTGTAATTTTTTCGGCATATCGAATACCGAAGGCTTAAAGTTGTCGGTATGGAATGATCCGCTTGGGCTGTATGATAAGAAAAACGGGATCGTGTATCTTGGTGAAGGAACATGCTCGCCGTCGAAATGGTGGACGCTGAACCACGGAAAAGGTGTAGACCACTTGATGCCGGGGTGGTATAAGCGTATATGGGCGTTGGGGAACCATAAGGGTCATCTTGCCCTGGTTCAGGGCGCGAGAAAAGTTTCAACGATAAGGGATACGAACCGGAATTTTGAAATTGATCCTTCGGATGAAATTGTTACCGATAAGGCGTGGTGGGGAATTGATATGCATACAACGTACAGGCCGATACGGACGCTTGGGATAATCGGTCAGGCATCGGCAGGGTGTCAGGTGTGGAAATTCTGGCAGGACTTTGAAGAGATTATAAAGACGGTGAAGAAAAGTGGACAGGAATTATTCTCTTATCTATTGATGCTGCAAAAAGAAGAGAATGAGGAGCTGTATAAACTTGTGTACAGGTAGGTTGCTGTTATGTGGAAAAATATTTTTATGTTTTTGAAGTCAAATAAGTGGATGCGGATATTATATATTATCGGTGCGGTGGGCCTTGTGCTTTTCTTGTCAGTAACAAGTCAATCAATCAAGACACCGTGGTTCCAGTGTGACAGCAAATCGAATATAAACATTGACATAAAAAAATGATTGACACTCTTAAAAAGATACTGCTATCAATAGTCACTATTGCAGTAGTATTCGCCGCAGGGTTCTTTTCGGGATGGGTTTACAAAGATAAAAAAGTTACTGAAAATCCTGTAATAGCTCAAGGCGAAATTGTATCGAATACTATCATACGGGACCTTTCTGTAGTCCCGCAGCGGCAAAAGGACGCTGAATTGACTTGCTATTTAACCGCTGATCCATCGTTGGGAATAACGCACGTTAAAGACGATGAATATACTATGGCAGCGGGGTTGTGCGAACGGAAATGGCATAGGCCGGTGCGGATAAGGCCCAGGGCGTATCATCACGTTTTTCAGATCGGCATTACGCAGTATTTTGAAGATAGTCAGGTAGGTGGCATGTTCGGCTATACATACCTTTTTGATAATTTTGGTGCAGGGGGTGGTTTTTCCACATCCGGTTTCGGTCCGAAAAGTGTATGGGTTCATGCTGCATATTTAAGATAGGTTTTATCTCATGTTTTACCTCATTGTTTTTCCTCTTGCCCACTCCCTTATGTGGGCATTTTTTTTGTTTGACATTTCAATCCTTTCCATGCTTATTATTACCTATTATGGCAAATAAAGAAGATCACGAAGTTCAGGACGTGAAATATATCA